CCAGCCGAGATCGGAAGTAGGTATTAGTTTATACTGCTACACAATGGGCTCTGACCTTTCCCAACCTACGTCGACATCGTTGTTTCCAACTACCTCTCGCTTCGTTCCTGTGCTAAAGAGTTTTTATGTGTAATGTGCAGTTTTTCGACTGACAGCAATCAATCTATGCCAAACTACAGCCTTAGGGCTTTCATTCAACATGTACGTGTGCTTCTATACGAGAGCTTTTTCCACAGCGGTATTTCTAAACTGGCCCGCCAACCTTGTGTGCTGTTATATACTGCCTTTTGATAACCATGTAACAAATTTGCCATTGCAATCGTTACAGATTATTTTGCCTGCATGTGGACCTGTGTCTAGTTTTATAACTTGCCAGTTGTGATTTTCGTGGATGCCTAGTTTAATTTGTTTTTTAGAACTTCTGTTTTCGTGCCACTTGCTGTCAAAACCTTTTTTAGGATTATTAAAGTAATCTCTATCGAGTTTACTAACTAATCTGTGTCTTGACCAATCAATTTTTGACATGTTCTAAAAGTGCTTTCCTTAACTTGTCTGATCCGCCGACTCTAACATTAATAATACCATTATAGTATTCGTCTGTTTCAAGTACACGCCTGTCAAACTGTTCTCTTGCCTCTATGTAGGACATTTCGCCCCTACCTTTACATAGGTATAATATTTCTCTTGTGAAGTTTTCTTCGCCTAGTGCAGCTACATCTGCGTTCAGTCTATCACTGGAACCCCAGTAAGTTTGCCAGTCGCTTTCTTTGTAGCCGCGTCTTTTGTTCTTCTTGCCTTTGAGTGGTGGCTTAGTAGTTTTAAACTTTGCTAGTTTTTTGCCTATGTATTTTTGATTGTTAGTAAGATTGGTGATAAGATAAACAAACCCTTCGTACCCATCTGGTATTTCAGTTATTTCTTTACCTTGATATGTCCAACTCATATAGTGTTTATATTAATATCTTTATGCCTGTGTCTTTTTTGAATTGTTGATATGTCTGTTAATATATTCGCTCCCAAACATTTTACTAAAGTAATCAGTTGGCCATTTGTGTAAACCTTTATTGTGTTCATTAGTATTATTATACATTTTCATAAACATGTCAATTGATTTTTTATTATTAGCTGATTGTATTTCGTGTAATAACTTTTCATTACGCACCCTACGAATGTATGCCGACTGTTGTTCAGGAGTTGACTTACACGGCCAATCATCCAAATCTTGCACCCAGTTATTAGCAATATCCAGCCAGTTTACATCTGGAAACGCTGTAACATAACCTACAACACTGTCCATACAGTTTGCTTGTTCGTAATATTTTTTCTTAACAAGTCCTTTATGATTGAGTTCACGACCAATACGTCTCATGTCTTGCCAAAAATGATTATCGCCACGTCTGCTTAGTGTATAATGCACTGCTGTGAAGTCTGCTATATCGTCAAAATAATATGTAACTTTGCGATTATAGTAATCTTTATCATAGTCACGTTGCAGCATCCATGCAAGTCTTTTCATACATGATATCGAACTAACAACTGCATTTGCTTCTAACGGATCGATAAATCCTGCTGCCATGCCTACAGCAAATGTGTTTCCTACATTTGGAGTTTTTAATCTTCCAGGTGTCCATTTTAATTTTCTTGGCTCTCGTATTTGTCTTCCTTTGATAATACTATGCCAATATTCTAATGCTTCGTCATCTGTAAAATATTCATCACTGTAAACTAATCCAGTGCCTATTCTATTAGTTAAAGCAATACTAAACTGCCATCCCATATCTCTTCTAATACTTCTAGTGTAGTTAACTTGTTCCGACTCTTTATCTTCATAGTTGATAGGACATACCCATGCACTGTTTACTTTGTTTGCTTGGTAAGTGTGCATATCTTTTGTAAGTTTGCCAATCAACACTCGAGATAGTCCAGTACAGTCTACCCAAATATCACTAGTAACCTCACGACCGTTATCCAATACAACACTAGTAATGCCCTCGTCGCTGGTATTTACTTTTTCGACATGTGCTATTGTTTCAACTACACCATATACACTACAAACATTTTTTCTAATCCATGGTGATGTCTTTTCTGCGTCAATATGATAAGCATACGTTGCTGTAGCAGGAAGCAAATAGTTTCCATTGTCGTCAAATGGCATTTTTAAATCTTTGCAGTACTGATATCCTTCTGCATTATGATGATATACATCTAAGTCAGGCGCCTTGCCACTTTTAAATACATCTAGCCAAACATCAGTTGTTTTTATTTCATTTGGAAAGGTACTAGTTACGTTTTCCCAAGTGAAATCTTTGTCTAATCCGTTGCTCCAGTAAAACATTCGTAAGACATCTGGACCATCAGGAGTGTCTGTCCAGTCTTCCATATTGTTTCCGTATTTGAATACTGCATCTGTTTCACGCATAAACTTTTTTTCGTCTACACCGAGCCCGCCTAATAGTCCAGGTAAGTGCGGTGTAATACTTTCACCAACACCGATAATACCAACTTTCTCGCTGTGAATCATTTCAACCGTTGCGTTTGGAAATTCTTTTGCTAAAAATGCACTTGTTAAACTTCCTGATGTTCCACTTCCTACAACGGTTATTTTCATTTATTTTTTTCCTTTCGAAACTCAATCATGTGTGTTTCGTATTTGTTTATGATCTCGTCTTGTCTCTGCTTTGCTAAACTCATCAAGTTTCTTAACTCACGACGAGCAGTACGCTTGGTGCTTTCGCTAGGTCTACGTTCAAATGTTTCACTTGCCTTCAAGTATCTTAATACTGTTTGCATTATCTGATCGTGTGTGTCATCCATATTTATTCTACGATGTCAATATCGTTTTCATAATTTGTAAATCCATTTTCCTTAATCACTTTCATGACATGATTCACTCTGCCTATTAGTTCGTCTTTGTGTGAGATTAAGAAAACATTTTTACTACGTTCTCTACCCATTTTCTTTAGTACAGCAAGTGCTGACTCAACGCCAGCAGTGTCCATGCCACTGTCAATAAGTTCGTCAATAAACAACAAGTTAATACCTTGATACAATGACTCCCAAACATCTCTAAATGCCCAACTCATGCCTAGTATCAGCCTGTTGCGCTCGCCTCGACTCAAGTTATCAAAGTCCAAGTCTTGTCCTAGCTGAGTAATCTCAGTTGACAAATCGTTTTGGAACTGAACTTGATGCGGCAAGCCTAGTTTGTCAAGATAGTATGTGAGCCTATTGTTCAAGTACGCTAAGTTTTGATCTATAATCTTTTTACGAATGAACGAATCTTTGTTTGTCAACAGTTTGAGCAAAAACTCTTGGTGTTCTTTGAGTAACGTAAGCTGATTAACTGGTTCCCAATCAATATCTTGTAGTGCAGTTTCTGTTAAATCGTCAATCTGTGTTTGATATGGATCTTCTTCTTGCTGTTTATTTATTAATGTACTGCGCAAGTTATCTACGTTGTTTCTATGTTCGTATGCTTCTTTAGCACTCTCGTAAAACGTAGTAGGCTTGCCGTTGATATCGCCAATCTCTTCTAATAGCTGCATAGTTGTGTTTAGTTTACTTGAAACTTCGCTTTGATATGCAACTGCATCATCTAGTTCTTGTACTTTTAGCGATTCAATCTCAGCTTTTTTGTTTGCATGTAGCTCTTGACCGCAAGTATAACATGTTGCATCCTTTAATTCTAAGATGTCTTTATTAACCTTTTCAACACTAGTAGTAGCACGCCGTAGTGCAGGCTCGAGTGTGCTTAACTCTTTCCTTAAAGAGGTTAGTTTGTTGTTGTGTTCAGTCCAGCTAGCCAGTTTTTCATGTGCATCAAGCTCATATTCAATGTCCAACTTCTCTAATTCTTCAATCCCTGCTGCTAATCTATCTTGATCTTGTCTACTTTTGCTTTGCCAAGCACGTTGTCTACCTGCAAGTGTTTCAATACTCTGCTCAATCTTTTTATTTGCAGCTTCGATGGCATTGATCTTTAATGTTTCTTCTGTGATAGCATCTTTTGTCTGTTTTACTTTTTCTTTTAAGCTATCTGCTTTTTCGGTAAGAATAGTAATGCCCAATAACTGCTCAATAATAGCACGTTGATCGTTTGCTCGCATACTTAGGAAAGGTTCTGTGTAAGTATTGAGTGCAACTACGTGTTTAAACATATCATGGCTCATGTCAAGCAAACTATTGATATCTTCTTGTGTTTTTCTACTATCGCCTTGTGATT